CACAGCCACACCATTGGATGTGCCAGAGGGTGTTGATCCCAGCAAGATGGTCTTCTCGCTTGTGCCTCCAAGCATGAACTTCGCACAGTTGTTTGTGAAAGATGATCTGTACAAGGCAGTCGATCGCATCGCTGCGACGAATGAGGTGGAGCGTGGAGGACAGTTCAAGACAAACACAACCAACAAAGCCATCGACTACTACTCTACGATGGGCAACATGCGTATGGACATGCGTCTTGACGCTATTGAGGATGCGCTCGGTGACGTGGGATGGAAGCTCGCTCAGTTGTGCCTGCGGTTCATGGACGTGCAAACGGCAAGCCAACTCACAGGTATGGACGTGTCACCATTCTGGCGACCACTCGACAACTTGCGTGACTTCCAACAACTGTCTGTGGGCATTGTGGGAGGCAGCACACAGAAGCTGACTACGCAGCAGAAGAAACAGGAGGCGATACAGGTAGGCCAAGTGCTGGCGCAGTATGTTAGAGCAGCACCTGCATCTGCACTGAAGGTCACACTCGACATGCTCAGCAAAGCATTCGATGACTTCATCATCAGCAAAGAGGACTGGGACAGCATCGAGCAGGAAGTTGCTACGATGGCACAGTCACAACAGGGTGGCGCACCAGGGCAACAACCGGGCGGCAGTAGCGGTGAGCCTGCGATGCCAGGACAAGCTCCTGGTGGGCCGCAGCAAGGTGGTCCTCCTCCAATGCAGATCGCAGCACAGGTCGTGCAAGCGTTGCAGCAGTTGCCTCCACCAGTGTTGCAAGCCATTGGCAATGCATTGTCACAGGGCATACCGCCTGCTGAGATATTCAGACAGATGCTGGCATCGCAAGGTGGCAGCAATCAAGGAGCTATAGCACAATGAGCGACAGGACAGAGAGCAGCATACTGAGCAACATCCCTGACTTTGCGGAGGAGAGCGATGGCGTCGATACTACGAGTAGCCCATCAACGTCACAACCGTCTCAAGCTGGCCAAGGCCAAACAAGCGATGGTGGACAGCGAACATCAGCGCAGCCTACTCGTGATGATCGCCAAGGCAGCGGAACTCAGCAACCTTCGCAACAGCCAATCGTCAGACGACACGACGGACTGCACGAGCAGGCGAACGCTGACAATCCCCGTGTTCGAGACCTAGTTGATCCCATCACTGGTAAGGTCGTAGCGCAGGGCGGCATTGAGCGTCGTGTGTATGAAGAAGGCCAGCGTCATGCACGTGAGAACAATGCACTGAAGCAGCAAGTCGGCCAGTTGCAGGGCTTTGTGAACAGCGTCAGTGAGGTGACACGTGAAGCTGCAAGGCTCAATGTGTCACCACAGGACCAGATGATTGCCATGAAGGTCATGGCTGACTTCCTGCGTGATCCAGTGAGGACAGTGCAGTATCTTGTTGAGGAGGTCAAAGCGAAGGGCTACCCGATCCCGTTCCTGGCTGAAGGCGTCAGTCCAGGCATGGACATGAATGCCATCGCTCGGATGATCGACGCCAAGATGGCTCCAATCACTCAGCGCACGCAACAAGACCAGCAACAACAACAGCTTAGGACCAGGGCCGAACAGGAACTCAATGCCTTCCTGGGCGACAACACAGATGCAGAACAAAACCTTGACGTGTTGAGTGAGATGTTGCAGGCTCAGCCCGGCCTCACGATCCAGTCAGCGTATACCAAGATGATACGCTGGTCGCATGAACAGGGCCTCGATTGGACCCAGCCGCTCAAGCCGCAGATTGCAGCTAGGCAGGGACAGCAGCCTACCCATCAGCAGCCTACAAATGATCGTCCATTGCCTGGTCAGCGCAGTGTTGGCAGAGGCGCACAGCCAGCGCGAGCCAACGGCGCTGACAGGAGTGGACAATACAATGAGAACGCATCCTGGGCTGAGATCATTCGGTCCTCGATGGAGGAGAACAACATTCGTTTCAACTGATGGAGTAGGCTATGCCTGTTGGCACTATCATACCTGCTGTTGCAGATGTTCTGCACAGCACGCTTACCAAGTCCAGGCGCAAGCTGGTCATGGCGAGCATCAAGTCGAATGCGTTGATGGCATGGGTGTTTGCGAACAACCGTGTGGAGTATGAGGATGGTGGATACAATATCACTAACCCACTTACCGTGGGACGCAATCCCAACATCACATCCTACAACTACTACACCCCCCTGCCAGTCAATCAGACCGATGAGTTCGACACTGTTGAATACGGATACTCGCGAGTTGCTGGCACGGTCATCATATCCGATCAGGAAGAAGATGAGAACAACGGTGCAGCAGCCATCTTCAAGCTGATGAAGGAGAAGATGAATGTCCTTGAGGAGTCTATCAAGGATAAGTTCAGCCAGTATCTATACGCTGTGGGTGGTGGCTTGGACCCTCTGGGGCTGGGCACTCTTATTCCAACCAACCCACTCACAGGTACTCTGGGTGGTATCAATCGTGCTACTCAGCCTCAGTGGCGCACTTCTGCTTACGTGTTTGCTGGTGGCGTTGACAGCACCAACATCGAGGAAGTCTTCGATGACATCCTCATGGACCTCACCCTGAAGGGTGACAAGCCGACTGTGATCCTGACAGGACGCAACATCTACCGTGCGTATCGGCAGGCAGTGCGTGACAAGTTCACCATTCCACTCAGCGAGGGCACTGCTGGCAAGCGCATGTTCGATCTGGGCTTCGAAGGCTGCATGCACAATGGCATCCCACTGATGTATGACGAGGACTGTCCTGTGTCCTATGCATACTTCATCAACGACACCTACCTCCGCCTCCACATGCTGCGTGGCGTGAACATGAAGGTGAAGGAGCTTGTTGCTCCGTGGAACGTGGATGCAGTTGGCAGTCGTGTTGTGTGGCAGGGTCAGTGGTGCTTGTGGCGCGCGTATCGCACGCATGCTGTCATGACCAACTAGGAGCGTATGATGAGCGATAGACCAGATAGACCACACGTTGATCCTCGTATGACGCATCCTGCGATGACTGAGGAGCAGGAGATTGCATACGCAGAGATGGAGCCACCTGTGAATGTGGACGTGCCACATGTGCAGCAGGAAGGTTCTGTGCTGACTTGCACGATGGGCAATTGGGATGGTGAGCCAACTGACTATCACTATCAGTGGCGAATGGATGGTGCCGTGACAGGCACTGACAGTCCTAGTTTGCAGTTGAGCCAGGCTGACATTGGCAAGACAGCAACATGTGTTGTCACTGCTGGCAATGCTAAGGGCATCGTAGAGGCTCCTCCTTCTGTGGATGTGATCGTTGAAGGGCCACCAGAGGAGGGAGTGCAGAGCTATGGTCGCAGTTGACTTCAAGCCTACATTCCAGGCTGAGTATGTGAATGGGCCATTCACTCGCATGGTCATGCACATCGAAGAGGAAGTGCGTGATGTTGGTCCGCTGAAGAACAAGCAGATCATCTCTCGTAAGATCGTGCCCAAGCGTGAAGAGTTCAGTGGTGGCTACATGATCTACTTCCCACAGGGCCACAGCATGTTCGTGGCTGAGGATGATGTGTCGCAGTTGCAGCGCATCGGTGTGATGGAAGAGCCACCAATGGTGGACATGAACAGTGGTGAGCTTGTACCAGCTACGTTCAACATGACACCCAAGGAGATAGTAGAGAACAAGCAGAGGAACAGGCCACGACCAAATGGACAAGGTGGTTTGGCTACTCTAGAAGGTGAGAGGATCGAGTAATGCCCAATGTCATTCCAACCGGGACTAACTATCCACGTCGCATCAACATGTATGTGCCGTCCATGCAGTATGCGATGGACGTGAACATCAATGGTGCATGTCGTGTGAACTTCGGTGCTCCGCTTGCTTCTGTGGCTAACAACGTCGCCAACGCAGTCAGTATCGCTGCTGCACTGACCGTTGACCTTACAGGCGTCACACCGTTCCCAGAGCCGTTTGGGCGGACGCTGGTGATCGTGGCAAGCGGTGCAGGCACAAGCACAGTGCTTGTCAATGGATGGGACTACCTGCATCAGCCAATCGCTGAGCGTGTCACACTGGCTGGTGCAACACCTGTGCAGATGAAGAAGGCGTTCAAGGACTTCAACAACATCGTCATCGACAACTTCACTGCTGCGACAACAGTGAACATTGGAAGTGGCACAGGACTTGGATTGCCATACAAGGCGCTCCGTGTTGCCTGGGAAGTTGCCAATGGTGTTGCAGCAGCAGCAGGCACACTCACTGCTGGTGTGTTGACTGATCCGCAGACTGCTACGACAGGTGATCCACGAGGCACGTATGTTCCTACTACGGCACTGAACGGAACGACCATCATCAGTGCAGCATTCGACTTTGTGAATGATGTGAACACTGCCAACAATGGTGGTCTGCATGGGATCAGGCAGTTCGCAGCGTAACCAGGGCCGGTGAGCCGTTGTGACTGTCTGTGGGCTAGCGGCGTGGTGGTTCCTTTCCCACACCCACGCCGCTAGTTCCTTGAGGAGTGTATGATGGCAGCACCAACTGTGCAGGACGTTGTGAAGGCTGCAATCACTGAACTGTCTCAGGTGCCTGGACTGGCAACACAGATATACGCCACGCCACGATTGCAGCAGTTCGTGCAGAATGCTCTGCTGCTTGAAGTCCAAGAGATGTGGTGGCCCATGCTGATGCTGTATCAGCAGGTTGCAGTTGATGCTGCTACTGGTCTGTTGGCTGCTGACTTGATAGGACCAATCAGTTCCATAGATGAGTATGGCAGCGTCGCAGGCGTGTATCAGGAAGGCAGGCATGACAAGATACCTGAACTGCCTCAGTCCATCAACCCATTCGCACTGACAGGTGCTGGCAGGATACGATACATCAGTGCCGACACGACTATAGAGCATCGACCATTT